GCAGGGTAACCAAAGCGGTTTCGAGGAAACACGCTATTGATGACGGGATCAGGTTGGCCCGGAGTGACAACATGCACAATCGCAAGGGCAGCGTCATGAGGGTCCACGGCCGGGAAGCAGTAAGGTGTGACACGTACGCGGTCACGAGAGTTCGACCCGCCGAACGATGCAGCGTGCAGGGAAGTTTTAGCGCCACGTTGAACATTGCGTACAGCTTTGTAAGCGTTGTCAGCTATGGCTACCGCTTGACCAAATTCAGGGGAAATAAGCGGTGCAGTTGCCTTGATGACACGACCCCCGGTGCGGAGAATCTTGCGAGCGGTGCTGAGAAAAGAACTAGCGGAAAAGGTAGAGCCATCTTCATGGTCGAAGTTGGCGTGCGCACGCAACAACAGTGGCAGGTGTTCAGTGAGATACGGCAAATCGGGCGTTGCAGAAAGAAAAGTAGAGTTGCTCGCTGCGGGGTCGAGGAAGATCTCAGTGTGGGTCTTGAGTTCAACAGCAATCGAGAAGCCCTCTCGGATGCTGGAGAGAACGCCACTCAAGTAACTAGTGCGGGCGGGAACGTCCAGAAAGCGAAAGGTCAAAACAGGTGGCGAGAGATTGAGATTGACAGTGGCCGTGTCGGTGGCCGGAGCCAAGGTGACAATGATGTCACGGAGCATCAGTCCACGCGGGAAAGTGGCGCACCCACGGCTGTTGAACAGCGAAGCGTATGAGGACGGATCTGTGCCGCCGAGAATAAAACAGTAGGTCGTGTAAGTCAACAGGGTGCCGTCCCCGTTGTCAAACTCGAACTGCACAGTGCAGGTCATGTCATCGCCGCTAGTAGTGAATTGCAACTTGTACTCAATGTCGCCAAACAACATATGACGAAGGTAGTCATTGTTGGTGGACAAATTCCAAAAAGTGGTGCTGGTCGATATGTTGATGGGTGCACCCCAAGCTCCTGCGATCGCATCGGAGTAGCCGGCGGCCAGAGCTGTGAAAGCATCAGATGCAAAAGCGTTGACGACAAAGACTCCGGGCGGTTCAGGGTACGCACTAGTGGTAGGAGTGAGATGAGTTGGATTTGGGACTTGCACGATGTCTGGGTTCTGGGGGTCAAAACCGGTAAAACGCTTAACGAGCTCAGGCGGGTCGGTGGCGGTGAAGTTGACCAATCGATGAGCTTCCGGGCCAATGACAGTAGTGGGGCAACGACGACCTTCCGCAACGGGGGCAACCTTGCCAGCTACGAGGGAAAGAGGCCCAATGTGAGTCTTGGCGAGATTGAGCATGACTTGCGCGGTAACAGCAACAGTGGTGCCGGTAACAGCGGCTGGGGCGGAGACGCTCAAACTGGAGTACAAGGCAGCGCAGCACGTCGAAATTTTTTCGGGGTCGCGGTCAGGGGCAACATAAGCAATAACCCACCATGATGCGGTGGTGGGGTTGACCGAGTAGACAACTGCACCTTTGTACGCAGTGTGCACAGGCACACCAACCATAATCAGGTCACCAGCGGTGTAACCACCGGTCCCGGAGGCTGGGATCTGAATGATTCGTGAAGAGGTGGACTCGATGACGAGCGTTTCGTTGCGAGAACCGAAGCGTTTCGGATGCAAGGAGTTGCCCTCTATCACCTTGGTCAACATGGCTGCAGCGGACGGGAAGTCAGAGCAAGGCAGTTGTTGAGATTCAGCGGCAAAGTAACCGGACAGCTCACTGAAGCTATCAGCCCCAAAATTATTGGCGTTGAAGCGTCCGGAGTTGACAAGAGCGTCAAGGCGTCTCTGAATGTTGCCTACCGTGGCGGACAGACGGTGAGCAGCAGCGTCATCGGACTTGAAAGTCTCAATATTCTTGGCACGAATGGCGTTGACGGCTGCTTGAGCTGTGGCGATGCTCTCGGGGACTTGCTTGGGGCGGGGGTTGCCACGATTACGCTGGCGGCTGCGTGGCGGGTTGCTGGTTGTTGGGAGGCTGAGCGTGTTGGGGTTGGACTGGGGCTGAGACATCATGGGTGTCGAGGAAGTTCGCAAGGGCAGTTAGAACAAGGGGTGTGATTCCAGAGGAAGGCGTAGGGGGGGTGGATATAGGGGGGGAAGGGGGTTGAGACTGGGGATGAAGAACAAGGGGCGAAAGTGGACGAGAAAGTCTGGGGGCCAGGATGTTTTTCCGGGGTGGTTTGGTTTTCATAATTGGCCCTCCCCGGCAGGGCCGGGGATTTGTTAGAAGAAGTAAGGGACCAGCGTGACAGGCCGGAGCAGGCGCTGGAGTTTGGCGGGATGAGTGTTGGTAAACCGAAACAAAAGGTCAACCGCCAAAAGAACTTCCTCAGGCTTTTCACCAAAACGCGTGGCTCGGGCATGGATAAGTCCAGCCAGGTGCTGCACATCGCGGAATTTCCGGAAAAGCAGATGGATCGCTTGTTGGTCCTCAGCAATCCCATCGACACCCTTCTCCTGAGGTTTGGTCAGAAATTTGCCAAGTGTGCGTCGTGGGTCGGGGAAAACACCGTAAGGGGTGTAGATGTGGTGACAAAAGACAACTGCGTGGTCTTCACGTGAGATTTTAAGAATGACTCCGAAGTCAGTAACGTACTGACCAGTCGGTAGGTCAAGGGCCTCAAGCGTCGAGAAAGCACCGTCATCTCCTGCACCGGCGAGGGTGAAACTCTCCATCAATCGGTCGTACTGCTCGGGAAATCTCGAGAGGAGAAAGGAGTTGATTTGGAACATGCTCCAGAGACAATTCCAGATGAACGTCCATGGGGAGCCAGAGGCCAATTGACCAAGAACGCGTGCTTTCATTGACCGGTCTCGCGACACACAGACCCAGTCGTCCATAGCGGCACGCAGAAACAAGAAAATGTGCTCATACCATTCCTCGTCCAAATTCGGGTAAATC